CTGCGGTGGTTTTTTTATTATAGCAGGTTAGCAACAGTAGACTTACGATAGTAAGCGTTAGACTGTGCGTTGAGTGCACCAGTTCGGTCAACAGCAGGAGTACCCTGTACTGAAGTAGCGAAGGGGTTAGCAACCATACCGTATCGAGTCTTGAAGCCGATCAGAGGCTGGAATGTGTTCTGATCAACTGCACGAACCATTTGCAGAGGAACATATGGGCAGTAGAAGATACCAGCGTCGAATGCGCCAGAACCCTTATAGCCGATGTTCATGTAGTTAGTAGTTGCATAAGGATCGATGTATACGCGATAACGACCATTCAATACACCAGCGAATGTGTTACCTGTATCGTCGATTGCGAGGCTGTTGCTATTAAGAGCAGGTGTGTAGTCAAGGACACCAGCCATCTGAAGAGCTGACGCTACGTCAGAAGAACAGATGATGATGTTTGCCTTACCACGACGAGTGTCTTTAGCAACTTTGTTAGCTTCACGCTCAATGTGGAACATGAGGCCCTTGAACTTTTCAACTGACCAACGACCAGAAGCGTCAACGTCGAGGTCAAAAGTTCCGTTAGTAGTTACTGTACCTTGTGAACCAACAACAGCTGAGTTGTTTACAGTACGGATAACTTCTCGGTTGATTTCAGCGAGGATCTCAGCAGCAAGGATGTTGCTAAGTTCTGACTCAGCGTCAAGACCATGAACTGCTTTCAAGTCTTGAGCGAGTTCCAATGAGTACTCAGCTTTCAAAGCACGGCTTCCAGCGGTTACCGTTACTTTATCAATTGAGAAACCCATCTGACCGAATGTTGTGTTTGCATCAGCATCTGTACCCAAAGCTTCTGCATCAGCAGTTGTAATTGGGAAACCGGGTGCACCTTCTGAGTTTGCACCAGCTGCAGGAGCATCGGCACCAGAGAAGTTTGTATCGGCTTCGTCGTACATAGCTTCTGTCCAACCAGTCTGATCAGTAGGATCGGGAGCAGCGTACATAGATCGCATTGCGAAGATGAGACCAGTAGGACCAGTCATAGGCTGTACACCACAAACGTCGTATGCCATCAAGTTAGGCAGTGTGCGACGAACGAGGCTGATAAGGATAGGATCAAAACCTTGAATAGCATTAACAGCTGTTTGGCCTGAACCCATGCCACCAAAAGTGTTCATGGTAGGTGTTTCGGTCAAAGATTGAGACATACCTTGACTAGCTGATTCACGAAGCGCACGCTCAGTGTTTTCAAGTACCATAGCGGTAACTTGACGACGGTGAGGATCAGCGATTTCCGGAAGATCAGGATGTGAGATCACTGGTGCCCACTTAGTTTGAATTTGTTCATTTAAATTCATTGTAGTTTAACTCCTGTTGAATTTGGGATTTACTTGGTTTATTTATAAAAAAGTTATTTTCTAATGGTCCGTGCGATGCTTTCCATATAAGGGCGCATATCCGGATGGATAGCAGCCTCATCTTCGACATCGTCATTAGAACCCACAGAAACTTCTTCATTAATTAGACCAGTAGATCCTTCGTTTTCTTTTTTAGACTCAGTGAAATACTGTTCCTTAATGATCTTGAGTTTTTCTGCATATTCCTCAGTAGTAGAATATTCTACTCCTTCGGCCAGTGCACGAAGTTTTTCAACCTGCGTATCGACCAAACCTTCAGTTACATCTTCGAAGGCGGCTTTTGCAGAAGCTTCGCTAATTACCTTAGTGAGCTCAACATTTTTTGCTTCAGCAACTTCTAAGGATTCTTCGAGCTCGTCGAGTCGCTCTTCGAGTTCAGCAACGAGATCAATCTTTTCTTCGGGAACTTCAACGTAATTCTCGGCGAAAAGAGTCTTAAGTCCATCGATGAACGACTCAGTAGCTTGTACTCGGAAATTGTTTTCGATGGCGACGGCATTTTCTTCCATCCACTTTTCAACAACATAATCCATATACTTTTCTACTTGGCCATGAAGCTCTTCAATAGACTCAGTAACTTGTTCTTCCAACTTGGCTTCATTCTCTTCTTCAATGCGAACCATTTCGAGTTGAACTCGATTATTAACGGCAGCTTCAAAGATAGTAGTAGCGCGAGTACGGAAATCTTCTGAAGGATCTTCTTGATCACCGAAGAGGTCTTCAAGATCTTCTTTCATTGCCTTGGCAGGCACAGCAACACGAGGCGAAGGAGTGCCAGCGCCGCTGTTTGAAACTGATGACGCATTCTTGCCAGAAGTATCAGGTACGGAATCAGCTTCCTTACCAACTTGGGCTAGAGTTTTGTCAAGAAAAGCAGAAAGATCCTGCTTTGTCATGCCAGCTACTTTAGACATCAAATCGCCAAGCATTTGAGTCTTAGTGGCAGAAACTTTGAGAGTAGCTTGACCAGCAGATGCTTCTTCAAGAGATTCCTCTTGCTCAACAACATCTACTGTCTCTTCTACTTCGTAATTCATTTCTTCAGACATTAGATATATCTCCCTAGGTATTTTAATCTAGTAATTACTATTTATACAATTTAGACTTTTGAAATCTCATTGATGAAACGTTCGAACATTTGTAGCTTTTTCTGTTCATTTAGTTTCTTGTTACGTGCAGCTTTTTCAACCTGACGTTCCATTTCTTCTACTTGCATAGCCACTAACTTGTCTTGATTCCACACCCATTCCACACCTTCCATGATGCCATTTACAAATGCATCTGGTGCCGATGGATCAGCAACGATGTCAGCTGCAGTTGCCAAGTAAAAATCTTCTTGAACTTCTGCAACGCCGTCTTTACCTTCTTTGATAGAACCCATTCCGCGTGATGATACACCAAGCTGAGCTCCATCTGAGAGAAGACCCTCGACGATTTGACCCATAGGTGTAGAAGAAATTTTTGCTTTACCGATAAAGTTATCGCCTTCTTGACGAAGATCGGTAATAATATGTGAGACTCGATCTAGATTAATACCCGGACCATCAGGATGACCAAGTTCTCCGTATGCTCGACCTTTTTGCACTGACTCAGCCATATATCGGCCTACTTCTTTTTGTAGTGTCTCAGTAGGATAGCGC